GGCTTTTATATATAAAAGGCATTTTTTCAACAAAAGGGTAAAGCCAGAGATCAAAAGATTGTTCAAAATCTGATTTTTGGCATTTTTTAATAAAAAAATGGGGACAAGACAGTGAAAAACAAACCAATTCGCAAGTGTTCAAAAAATGAGGTGCAGTCTTTATGGAGCAGAGGAAGTGGAAGAATAAGATCAAGAAAGCCAGCCGAGAAGCTGGCACATATCAGCCTTACTTCGATCATGTGATTGATAGCCTGGCTTCGATCTTAGAAAAAAGAGATGAAGCAGAGGCTCAATATATTGCATCAGGATCTAAGCCGGTGATTGAGTACACCAACAAGGGCGGTGCTACAAACATGACTAAGAATCCTGCTCTGGTCCTTTGGGACGAACTAAACAAATCAGCTCTTGCTTATTGGCGAGACCTTGGGCTCACTCCTGCGGGACTCAAGAAATTAAACGAAGATGGACTTAAGGAGAAGCAAGCCGGATTTTCTGACTTGTTAAAAGATATTGGCTGCTAAACTAAAAGCTGATTATAGAGAAATTGCTGTCAGCTATGCAAAGGAAGTCCTCACAGGCAAAAAGATAGCAGGAAAGCACATCATTCTAGCGTGTGCAAGATTTATAAAAGACCTAGAAAGAGATGACCTAGAACTTAGGATGCATGATCCAAACGTGGTCATCACTTTGATGGAGTCAACACTTGTGCATTCGCAAGGCGAAGATCTGGAAGGTAATCCTCTAAGAGGAAAGCCTTTCAAGCTTGAGCCTTTTCAGATATTCATAATCGTGAATCTGCTCGGATTCTACTACAAAGGGACCAACGAGCGCAGATTTAAAGAAGCATTTATCATGCTTGGCCGAAAGAACGGAAAAACATCGTTCATCGCTGGCCTTGCGTGGGCTGTGTCCATCCTGCAGAGGAAGTCCGGCTCAAAGTGCTATATAGTTGCAAATGCCTTAAAGCAGGCGATGGAAGCTTTCACTTTTATAAAGTCCAGCTTGCAGATCAAGGGCATTGCTAAAGAGTTTAAGATCAGGGACAACAGCTTTGACCATAGCATCAGCTATGATTTTAAAGATGAGCATGGAAATCCGGACGGATCAATGAACATCATTGCTCTTGCATCCAATCCGGACAGCCAGGATTCATTCAACTGTAACTTTGCCATAGCAGACGAAGTTGCAGCTTATAAGAAGCCGGCACAATATAACAGATTTAAAGAAGCAATGAAAGCCTATACAAATAAGCTGATGATCGGCATCACAACAGCCGGAGATAATATCAACAGCTTTGGCTATAGACGTATGGAATATGCCAAGAAGGTCGCAGAAGGGATTGTCAAGGATGACAGTCTCTTTTCTTTTGTGGCTCAGGCTGACATGGATGAGCGTGGTAATGTCGATTACACGAATCCAGAGCAGCACATGAAGGCGAATCCGAATTATGGAGTAACAATCAGGCCGGATGATATCTTGCAAGAATCTCTGCAGGCTCAAAATGATCCGCAGCAGAGAAAAGATTTTTTATCCAGGTCCTTAAACATTTATACAGCAGCTATGCTTGCATACTTCGACACAGAAGAATTCAAGCGCTCAGATCGTAAATATACATGGACTCTTGATGAGCTGGCTCGTTTGCCTGTCGAATGGTATGGCGGAGCGGACCTGTCGAAGCTCCATGATCTGACAGCTGCTTGTTTATATGGCAAATATCAAAACATAGATATTTATATAACACACGCATTCTTCCCAAGAGCTGCAGCAGTCAAAAAGGCTGAAGAAGATGATATTCCGCTCTTTGGATGGGAAGAGGATGGCTGGCTGACAATGAGCAATCAAGCCACTGTCAATATATCAGAGATCGTGAATTGGTTCGTTGATATGCGAAACAAGGGATTCAAGATCAAGCAAGTTGGCCATGACAGGAAGTTCGCTCGTGAATACTTCCTGGAGATGAAGGCAAAGCGCTTCAATATCATCGATCAACCACAATATTATTACCTGAAGTCAGAAGGCTTCAGATACATCGAAACGAGCGCCAAAAATGGCACTATATATTATTTGCACTCAGATGCTTATGAATACTGCGTTTCAAATGTCAGAGGCATAGAAAAGACCGATGACATGATCCAATACGAAAAAGTTATGCCAACGCTGAGGATTGACCTGTTCGATGCCTCAGTTTTTGCTACTGTAAGAGCTCTTAATGATCTGGAACACAAGAAAAAAGCACAATCTTGGTGGGGTAACAAATGAGCAAGAAAAGAAGGAACAGAAAAAATCAGATACAGAAGAGAGATTCAACAAGCTCAAAGACTTTCTTTCTTACTTCAGACGAAGCATGGAAGATCCTTTGCTCTTCAGGATATCAGACTCTCGACAGGAATCCGGAAATTATAGCCGGATGCTTGAGAATCGCTGAGCTTATATCCAGCATGACAATCTATCTCATGAATAACACAGACAACGGAGATGAGAGGATCGTCAATGAGCTGAGCAGAAAAGTTGACATTGAGCCGACTTCAACGATGACCAGGAAGAATTGGATGAATGCGATCATCATGAATCTTCTGCTGTACGGAGACGGAAACTCAGTTGTAATTCCTCACACAAGAAAAGGATTCCTCAGAGATTTAGAGCCGATTGCTGCAGAGAGAGTCAGCTTTTTGAATGAAGGCTATTCTGATTATCAGATTCTTATCGATGGCAAGAGTTATTCACATGATTCGCTCCTGCATTTCGTACAAAATCCGGACAGGACCTACCTGTGGAAGGGACAAGGCTACAGATTAGCACTTAAAGACGTTGCTGACATTTTAAAGCAGGCCAAGGAAACAGAAAAATCTTTCATGCAGTCAAAGTTCATGCCATCGCTGATCATTAAAGTCGATGCGCTGACAGAGGAATTCTCATCTCCTGAAGGCAGAGAGAAGCTCCTCAACGATTACGTGGCCAACCGAAAAAAAGGAGAGCCCTGGCTTATTCCTGCAGATCAGTTCTCTGTTGAGCAGGTCAAGCCTTTAACGCTTGCCGATCTTGCCATAAACGACACAATCCAGCTTGATAAAAGAACAGTCGCAGCAATCCTTGGAGTTCCGCCTTTTGTTTTGGGAGTTGGCGAATACAAAAAAGACGCTTGGAACAGCTTTATTTCAAACACAATAAGACCAATTGCCAAGGGAATCGAGCAGGAGCTTACAAGAAAGCTTCTCCTGAATCCGAAGTGGTATTTCAAATTCAATATATCATCGCTTTTGGATTACGATCTGCAGACTATTGCAGACGTATATGGAAAGCTTTCAGACAGAGGCTTTGCAACCGGAAATGAAGTCAGAGACAGACTTGGCATGAGCCCAAAAGAAGGACTCGATGAGCTTAGAGTCTTAGAGAATTATATCCCTTATGAGATGGCTGGGCTTCAGAAGAAGCTCATCCAGGAAGGAGAGTGAGATGGAAAACACAAATAGATCACAGAGACAGCTCCGCAGCATCTCAAGCAAATTTGAGACAAGAGAAGAGAACGGAGAGCTCAAGATTGAAGGCTATTTTGCAGTCTTTAATTCGGTTTATCAGATTTTTGATGACTTATCTGAGTCAGTTGCTCCAGGTGCCTTTGATGACACTCTGGGCGAAGATATCAGAGCTTTGATAGATCATAACACTAGGCTCGTGCTTGGAAGGAACACAGCGCACACGCTTGAGCTGCGTGTTGACTCGCATGGCTTGTTCGGAAGCATCACGATCAATCCGAAAGATCAGGATGCCATGAATCTCTATGCTCGGGTACAACGTGGCGATGTGGATCAGTGCTCCTTTGGGTTCGACATTCTGTCCGAGGATTACGATGTCCGGGAAGATGGATCTGTGCATTGGACCATCAAAAAAGTCAAATTATACGAAGTATCTGTATGCACATTCCCTGCATACGAAGAGACAAATGTTCAGGCAAGAAGTGCTGAAAGAGATGAGATCAAACGAAAAGCTCTCGAAGCATGGAAGCTTAGAACACTTGCAAAGCTGAAAGGAGAAAAGTGATGGCACTTAAAGCTCTAATGCTCAGAAAAAAGATTGATGACAAGAAGAAGGAGCTGGAAGCTCTGAGAGCATCCAACAACTTCGAGCAGCGTGAAGCTGAGCTTGCTAAAGCAATCGAAGAGGCTGAGACAGATGAAGAAAAGGCAGCTGTTGAAGCAGAAGTTGCCAAATTTGAAGAAGAAAAGGCTGACTATACAGCCAAGGAAGGCGCTCTTGACGAAGAAGTAAGAAATCTTGAGAAAGAGCTGTCAGACGAAGAGGCAAAACAGGAGACTCCTGCACCTGCAGAGCCAGCTCCTGAACCAGAAAAAGAAGAAAGAAAGGTGGTTAGGACCATGGAGACACGCAAATTCTTTGGCATGAACATCCAGGAAAGAAATGCATTCTTTGCTCGTGAAGAAGTTAAAGACTTCTTGCAGAGAGTAAGAGACATGAAGGGACAGACAAGAGCTGTCAACGGAGCTGATCTTCTCATTCCTGAAGTTGTTGTTGGGCTTATCAGAGAGAATATCCTCAGATATTCAAAGCTCTTAAGACACGTTAATTTAAAGCCTGTTAAGGGCGATGCAAGACAGCTGGTTGCAGGAACTGTTCCTGAAGCTGTATGGACAGAGGCTTGCGCTACTCTCAACGAGCTTTCACTCAATTTCTATGATGAGGAAGTTGATGGCTACAAGGTTGGCGGATATATTGCAGTCTGCAACGCAACTCTTGAAGATTCTGACATTGCTCTTACAGAAGAGATCATCTCAGCTCTTGGCCAGGCTATTGGAATAGCTCTCGACAAGGCTATCCTTTACGGAACAGACGTGAAGATGCCTCTCGGAATCATGACAAGACTTGTTCAGACAAGCAAGCCTGCAAGCTATCCTGCAACAAGACGTGCATGGGCAGACCTTCACACAAGCAACGTGATCTCTATTTCAAACTCTGTGACAGGAACAGCTCTCTTCAAGCAGCTCGTTCTTGCTTCAGGCGCTGCAAAGGGTAAATATTCAAGAGGCGAGAAGGTATGGGTTATGAACGAGACAACTTATACGAAGGTTGTTGCTGAATCCGTATCTGTAAACGCTGCAGGCGCTATCGTTGCAGGTGTAAATGGTCAGATGCCTGTCATTGGCGGAGTGATCGAAGTTCTCGACTTCATTCCTGACAATGTAATTATTGGCGGTTACTTCGATCTGTATTTGCTCGCAGAGAGAGCTGGCACAAGAATCTCTCAGTCAGAGCACGTTCAGTTCATCGAGGATAACACTGTATTCAAGGGCACAGCTCGTTATGACGGAACACCTGTCATTGACGAAGCATTCGTTGCTATCGGAATCGGTGGAACAACTCCAACAGCTGAGATGGACTTTGCAGGCGATGAGGATGTTTCAGCCTGATCGGAACTAATTAAGGAGAATGACGATGGATAACGCAAATATCCTTTTGATGCTTAAGGCCAACTTAGAGATGGCAACAACTTCACATGACGTATATCTTGCGCAGCTCTTAGAAGTAGCTTTCAAAGCTATCCAGGAAGAAGGCATCAAGATTGAGAAGATAGCTTCTGAAGTTGCAGATTATGAGATAGAAGATATACAGGATGTCAATCTGATGGTCATGTACGCTGCATATCTATACCGGAAGAGAGCTGACGAAGGATCTCCTCAGATGCCGAGGATGCTGCGCTATGCTTTAAACAATCGTTTATTTTCTCAGAAAATGAAGGAGAGCACTGATGCTTCTTGATGATGGTATTCTTGAACTTTATACTCTGCAGAACGTTGCAGAAAATGGGCGGATGCCTGTCTATAAGCTGGTGCTTAGTGATAAAGCTTACTATGGCGAGCGTACAGTCGGATTTAACAGGCTGTACGCTGCCAAAGGAGTGAATCAGCAGATTGATAAGCTAATCAGAATATGGAGAAATGACACTGTAGAAGTTAACTTCTATGTGATTTTAGAAGATAAAAAGCAATACAGAGTCGATGCTGTCCAGCATCTCTATGATGACGATGGCTTAAAGGTCACTGATCTAACACTTAGCAGATTGGAGAAATTCTATGATGTCGCTGAAAACGAGGATGGAGACACTAGCGGATGAGTTCTCAAAGCTATCTGATCAGGTCTTTCATTATTGGAGGCCAAGGCCGGACGGAGTTAATCAGTACATCATATGGGCTGAAGATCAGGAAGATAATTCCTTAGAGGCGGACAATCATAAGCAGGAGCAGGGCATTCATGGAACGATTGACCTGTTCACAGTTTATGAATTTGATAATCTGGTTGACCAGATCCAAGAGAGCCTGAATGCTCTTGATAATCTGTCATGGAGACTCAATTCTGTTCAATTCGAGGAAGAAACAGGGCTCATTCATCATGAGTGGGAGTGGTATTTACGATAAATGGCAAAGCTGACTGTAGGAAACGGACTAACTGAATATATTGCTCAGCTTCAAAAAGTGGCGGATGTTGACGCATATCTTGGCAAGGCTGTCTATGAGGGGGCTTCCGTAGTAAATGATGCAGTAGAATCAGCCCTTCAAGCACTTCCTGTTGATGATTCTTATGGGAATAAGAGTCAGAAAAGGAATGGACTAAGAACCATCGAAAAAGAAGGCCTCATCAAGAGCTATGGAATTGCAAAGATGCAGAAAGATAACGGATATTGGAACGTCAAGCTTGGCTTTGACGGTTACAATAAGCTCGGAAAAGCAAATGCAATGATAGCCAGGAGTGTAATCTCTGGAACATCCTTCATGCAGAAGAATGATTTTATGAGCAAGGCAGTCAGAGGATCCAAAGCTGCAGCAGAGGAAGCCATGAAAGCAAAAATAGATCAAGAAATATCAAATATTATTCAATAAAGCATCCGCAAGGGTGCTTTTTTCATGCAATGAAAGGAGAAAATCATGAAGATAAAAATGAATCTTCAGTTTTTCGCTGCAGGACGTGTTTGCACAGGCTTTTCAAAGCCTTGGGTGGCAAAATACAACGCTGTTGGCACAACTGTCACTTATTCAAGTGCACAGGCACTTGCAAGAGGTGTCAATGTCAACTTACAGCCTGAAAGCTCAGAAGATAATAACTTCTATGCTGATAACCAGGTTGCAGAGTCCGGTGCAGGCGAATTCATAGGCGGAACAGTTGAGCTTGAAGTGGATGGACTCTTCAGAGCAACTGAAAACTTCATCTTTGGCAATTCAGAATCAGATGATGAGACTTGGGTTGCAGATGGAGATTCAAACAATGCTCCATATTTGGGCCTTGGCTTTGTAGTTCGCTGGATGAGTGACGGAGTTACAACTTATCAGCCTGTAGTCCTTGCTAAGACAAAATTCTCTATTCCTGAAGAGGAGAGAGCTACACAGGAAGATGAGATCGACTGGCAGAC